GTCCACTTCGTTTAGATCATCAATCAGACAACCCATACGATTGAAAGCCATTATCTCTCCCCTTTCAAGTATTGGAATATTTAACAACTGTTTATTCCTAACATGCTGTTCAGCAATCTCTTCAACCGCAAGTGTTAATAAAGGCTTACAATCACTTGAGTCAGTATCCCGTGTCCCCCATTTCTCAGAGAACTTAGAAGATTCAGCATCTATAGGGATCCCTATTTCTCTTTTTATTCCATTACAAGTAATCCAAGCCTCACCTTCATTACCTGACAATGTTATTCTATCTACTCTTGGTTGAGCTGTCGAGGGTTCTTGTGGATATGGGATACCTACGTTTACTGTACCTGCTAAATCCGGATAGTCTGCATCATTATATATTTGAGTAGGTCCTAAGAATCCCCCTTGTACTTCAGTCTCTTCAACATCTAAGACACTTGTAAATAGAATATTCTTACTTATTGTAACACCAATGGCTAAGAAGTCAGCTGCCCAATCAGTGACAAACTTATCCCACGTGGCTGTAAAACTCCCTTGCCATATGGCTTGCCTTGTGATTACACCACCTCGACCATATACAATAATGTCAGCTCTACCTGCTGATCCTGTTAATGTTATATGATCTATCTGTGTGGTTCCAGCTGAATAGGCTTGAACATTTTCTACCGTACCCTCCAGGTTTCCCACTGACGATTCACTTTCAATTGTAGTCGCTCCTGAAAATTCAAAGCCCCCTGAAAATGTTATTTTGTTTTGATCCGTTCCTAATATTAATTCCGTTGCAGTATAAGCAGAATTGTGATTATTATAAAAAGCAGTGATGGCTGCCTTTTGTTTGTCCAAATCACTTACAGTTGCACATATCTCAATAGACCCTTTGAACTGACCCAAGACATTGTCTATTTCAATATCAGCAACATCTCCTATTATATAGTCAAGATTTAATTCCCCCCCTTCGACATTATTCTCTTTGACATATTGTTTATTTGTTCTGGT